TCCATTTGTCAAAGTGTTTCCGCTAATGTCTAGAACATACTTATAAGCATTTGTATTAACGCTACTTGTTCCTAAACCCAATTTGGTAATGATGGCATTGCCTGAAATATCCATTTGTGTGTCCGTGATAATTTGATTTTGCATTTTGTTAATCATCAATCCGGTCATGGCCAATTTGTCATCAATTACTTGTGTGTTTGGGTTATTACCATTGTAAGTCAACGCAGCATTTCTAAAAACGCGCCGATTAAGACTGACGTCAAGATTAATGATATCCATAATTTGAACATCACGCTGTTTGACAGTAAAATTGTTTGTGCTATCAAAACCAATAGTGACAATTCCTTTGTCAGAACCATTCGCAAAATTCACCAAAAAATTATCAAGATCAAAGTTAATATATTTTGAGCTGGCGGGGGCTTTAAATGTAAAACCCATTCTGCTAGGATTTACTAAAATTTGTCCAGCATAATTAGTTCCAACAACAGCATTGGTGCCAGAATCATCAACGCCATTGCCAGGAACAGTACCTTCATAATTATCCCGAATATATATTCCAGAACCGGCAGATGAATTGTTTGCCTCATCATTCAAACGAATAGATTTATTTTTAACTTCTAAATTGGTGATGCTTTCTGACGTGACGCTTCCCGGCAAAAACAAATTTCCATAAATATGAACACTGCTATTCAAATCGCCAATATGAATTCTGGCTTGCGTTCCGCGAGATCCAGTTAAACTGCCGTCAGTTTTTCCAATGCGAATGTCTGTAGTAGTGTCTGTAGTCCCAATTAAAATTTTGGAAGCATGAACATTGCCAATTTTCAAAGTATTATTTGTGGCATTGGACTCGGCATCAATGTGATTTGTACAAATTTTGGCATTGCCGGTGACATTAAGATCACCCGACAAGAGAATAGATCCTGAGGCTTCAAGTACAAAGTTTTTATCGCGATTTAACAAATAAGGAGCATAAAGATTAATCATTTTACTTTGACCCCTTTGAATTGTTGAAAATGTTTTATAATATCCGCCAATAACAAACCCATTAACATTTATGGAAACAATAGAGGAGAAAATAAAATTATCCAAAACAAATCCATTACCCATAGAATTAAGTTCAGTCCTGCTTAGATAAGTCCATGTTTTAAATCCATCATTTGAATATGCTATTGGATTATTTAAATCATTGACAAGCGCAACAGCCAATAACTCGCTAACAACCTTCACTTTTTTAAAAGTTTTAGATGATATAGATGAATTATTCAACCGCGACCAATCGTCTTCTAAATGAGTGGTCGTGTGAGCATAAGCAATTGTGCCAATTCCAACTGCGACAGCATGATATTTGGAACCATCAAAATATAAGGAAACGTCATTGAATGACGAATCTTCGTAAAATCGCGGCGAAAGAGTTTTGGTATCAATGCGATAGCCCTGAATACCGTTTGCTCCCACAAAAAAAGCTATATTTCCGGATCCATCAACACCAGTAATACTAATCAAACTTGAGGGTCTAAGGTTTGAAGGAATAGAAATATTATTTTCAAAAATGGAGGGTGTTGTGGAGGCATTCAAATCAAAAAAATTGCCATTAGTTAGACCAAAAATGGCATTTTGTTTTTGATTAATTAAGACAAAAGAACTTATAGTAATACTTCCGCCTTCAAAAACAATTTGATTCCACAATAATCCGCCATTTGTTGTGTAAAAATGCAAGCCACCCGTAGATATAATAACATAATTATTGTCATAAACATATATATTATTAAAAGATACTGCGGAATCTTCAAAACTGTCTTGTGATAATTGATTTGACAATGAAATATCAATTATTGACCAAGTATAACCTGCATCAACAGATTTCAAAAACAGTCGTTTGTATGGATCAGATATTTGATAAGGCGAACCGACCGCATAAACAACCTGTTTGTTGGGAGATATTCCAACTGCGTTTATCTGCATGGAAATGTCAATTGTTTCAAGCAATTCTTGATGAATCAGTTTCATGGGACCATTGACATCCAATGAATACCGATTCGCATTCAAATCTGTTTTGGAAACACGATGTTTATTGATTCCGATAGAGGTTTTTAAATTAGATATAAGATTTCCGGAAAAAACATTTAAAGCGGGATAAATATTATTTGAAAAATTGCTGGCACTGGAATCTATTAAAGCGAGCGATGCCATCATTCCACCTTCAAATGGTCCGCCGCCAATGACCGCGCCAATGCCTTGTTCGGTTGTCATTTTCATAAAAACATTAGAACTAGAGTCTTTTGAAATGGCGGTTAAAGCCACGCCGCTCTTGAGATTGTTATTTCCATAAATATTATAATTGTAAGGATAAGACACCCCTCTTAATTCAGATGAATCATAAATAACAACGTGCTCTTCATTGGAGTTCATATTTTTGGTAATATCTCTGGAAAAAATCATACGTGGTCGCGCACGCATAATATTGGAAACGTCAAACAATAACTCTCCTCCCTTAGTGTATTCAATCTTAGCATTGACTGTACCAAGGCCATCATTCATGGACGAATCCACAAACATATTGATGCTTGATTTTGTTGGATTAACTTCCAATGTGATTCCTTGTTGACCTGCGTTTTGCGCATAAATATTGCGATTTGTATTTTGAGATGTCTTCATTTTTACGGTATAGATTTGATCGCTGCTGATATCAATGGTGGCGGTCGGATTATATTTATTAAACCCAAATGCGTTATTTTTTCCGTGGACAAGAGTATTGCCACATGGATCAAAATACAAATATTTTTTCAAATAAGTATTATCATAAACGACAAGATTGCCGGAAATTTCAGTATTCAACGAGATTTTTGCGTTTCCTCTTATTTCTGTGTTGGCGCCGGAAACATCAATATTGCCGTAAATAAGGGCATTTTTATATATAGTGGCGTCATCTTTCACTAAAAGAGAACCGCAAATGTCCCAGTTACCAATATAATATTGTCTTAATGACAACACATCGGCAACAATAGAATTGACAACAATATTATTTAAATTTTCCAAATTATTAGTTCCGCCGTATTTTTTCCATGACATTTTGCGAATAATATATATTATATGACAACATTCATATAATATAACAAACCAACATGTTCATCTAAACCTTGTTTTAACGCTTTGATTGTGTCTTTCTCATTCTCCTGCCGCCCAACTGGAGTTTTCTAGTTTTTCCTCCTTTAATAAGAAATTTCTTAATTTGAGCTTGATCCTTTATCAAAAGATCAATGAATTCCCGGTAAAAACTGCGAAACTGATTTCGTTTTTTTTTCATATCCGATAGAGAAAACCACTGAATCTCTATCTTTTCAAATAATTTTGTCTCATTCAAAAACTTTTTGTCCATGCGTTTCCATAAAAAATCGTGATTGGCATTGTAAAATTTTGGCAAATCAGGGGAATAGGGCATGTTAAAAATGTGAATATTATAACTACTACCATCTGGCACAATTTTATATGTTCCGCCGCTCCTTTTAATTAATGACCGCAATTCGTCTTCGCCGCCCAAAAATCCAGTTAATTCTTCGCCGCCTTCGCGCATGGCGGTATCATAAATGCTTTCGCCTGGATCAACACCCCCGCCAAAATCGGACCATCCGGGTGTATCGGCTAAGCTATTTTCCTTGCCAAATAAGAAATACAACTTGCCTTTATGAACGCATGCTGGTAAAATACTGGAACCAACCATGTTTATGTTATATATATAAATGTGCATATAAAGCGTTAATCAATTCTTATTCGCAAACAATCCTAAGACAAAAAGCAAAATCACTGCCATTCAAATTAACCAAATTGCCGGCATCATCCAATAGATGAATGTGCATGCGTTGAATGTTCACTTTTTCTAAATACTTGCGAACTTCCGACACAAGATATCCATTGCCATGACTGGCCGCAATAGTTGTTCCAAATCCATAATCAGGAACACTGATGCGCGCGATAATATTTTTATTTAGATTCACATTTTCAAATGGCGTGAGGAACGAATTCACATTAGTACTGGAAAATTCATTAATGGCTAAAAACAGATGGCGAGGGTTCTTCAAAATGATAGAGCATTCGGACACGGCAGTTTTCTTGGATGAAGATATTCTGTATGAATTTTTGCGAAATCCGAGCAACCATCCTAAATTAGTTTTATTAGATTCGGTTGATCCAAGACTTTGTGATCCCTGAGGTGAACAAGTGGTGTTACCCAATGGACTAACAAATGAAATATCATATGTCACTGTATTTGTCCTAAAAATGCTTGTTTGATTTAAGCTGACAACGCTAAATGAAATATCAGCGGCAGAAAATCCAGCGGAAATCATCTTGCTATTCATTTCTGTGACAACCGCAGTAGTATTTGTGTAAAACCCGGGTGTGAGAGTTATCAAAGAAGTATTAATATAAAATTTGTTATTGGAAGTATTAATATTAAAAAAAGTTATGGGAATATCAATAGAATCCACCGACATGCTTCTAACTTCTGTGATTTTTTCTCCAAAATTCACAGTGAATTCGGCATCTGCGTTTTGTCCATAAACAATATCCTTTCTGAACTTCGTGTCAATAGAGATGATGCGTTCTTTTACTGTTTTTGAAACACCAGTCATGATCATGTGACTATCTTGTTGTTTAATTGAAGGTCCCGACATAATTTGTTTATTATCAAAATAATAGCTCATCTATATGATATATTATTACAATTCATAATATTGATTGAAATACAACTAATATTTATACTGGTTTACATGCGTGTAATTTTAATAGAATTATCTGAAAAGTGTTCTAATTTCTTAGGTTGCTGTTGGTATGTTTCTAGTAATTTTGGTTCTTTCAGTTGCTCTTGATAAGTTTCTAATAGTCTTGGTTCTTTCAGTTCTGCTGAAAACCCTTCATACAAATTGTAATGTTTTAGCACGGCAATCAAAACAATAACTGTCAAAATGAGGACAACCGCATTGCGAATGCGGGGATTTTTAAACCAAGCACGAAAATGTTCAAACATATTATATATATTTCACTCACAAAATATCATCACCGAAAATCAATTCGTTTTATTACATGTTTCACAATTGGAAAATTTGGAAACGGCTTCAAACATATTATAGCCAAATCTAACAGGCAATGTGCGCAATGTGGTTTTTTTCACATTATCCAAAGGCGTCACAATAGGCGTTTTCTTGATATTGTTTCTAGTAAAAATCATTATATACATTCAAAGAAAAATTGATTTTGAAAAAAGAAACAAAAGAAAAAACAAACTAAATATAATGACATCAATAACACAACCCGAAGTATCATATCCCTGTAAACATTGTTATCGCGAATTCAAATATAAAACTCAGCATTCAGAACATATATCCGCGTGCGAATTCTTAAAAACTCGTGCTAAAGAACGAAACACCAATTTGGAATTAGAAGACGATGACATACCCAATGAACGAATGCTGTATGAATTGGTTAAGAACTTGGCATTTCGCTGTCAGAATTTGGAAAAGGAAGTAAAAGATCTAAAACAATCAGCCCGTCGCGAAAAACGCAAGATAGATGTGGTTCAATATTTAAACTCGCATCAAGTGCCACAAACGACATTCAAGAAATGGCAAAAATCGCTAGAAATAAATCAAACACATTTGGAAGCAACCATAGAAGGAAATATCATCAACGGCGTGTGCCGAATCATCCAAGACGCACTCATATCTGCGCCATCCATCACCGCTTTGCCAATAGCCGCATTCTCACACAAACATAACATCTTCTACATATATGAAGAGACCTGGACAATGATGAGCGAAGACACCCTAAACCGTTTATTTGACACGTTGTCAAACCGCATGTTGAAAACCTATAACAAATGGGAAGCGACACAGCCGGATGATGAAGCGGGCGAGGACACGCAAAATAAGAAGAATTATTGTAAATCAAAGGTGTTGGGTCTGTCTATTTGCGATGAAACCAAGTACAGAAAATTCACAAATTGGCTCTTCAATCATCTAAAGAAAAATATCAAAGGCATAACCGAATATGAATTTGATTAATAGGATTATTTGCTGAAAAGAAGGGATAAATATTTTCATTTGTTCTTACGAAGGGATGAAAACATGTATCGCAAAAAACATTTTTTGTGATACATGTTTTCATTTACAACACATATAAACATGCGGAATGATGCTATCATTTTTTGTTGTAGTAATTGGAACAAAACTTGATTTGATTTGTGGTTGTTTATAAAAAGGCTTGCCTAAATAAAAATTGCCAACTATGTAAGCGGCTTTGTAAAAAAAAATGGCTTTTTCTTTTAAATATCCGAACATTCTTATTCTATAATAATAAGCGCGATTTCTATAAATCATCTTCTAACTTAATCATGAGGGGTTTTGCCGAAAGCATCGCGGCGGTTTTCACAATAGGCTGAAAACTTTGTTCTGACAAAGTGACGTTGCCATGCGCAAAATCTTTGCGCAAAGGCTGAAAGAAACTACTGATTTTTTTGGTCTTATCATCCTCACAGCAATCCGTTTGCGTTTCCGCGTCCACCTTTGCGTACTTCTTTTTCGCGGCCATCGTCTTTTTCTTATCAGCGGCTTTAATAACATTAGACACCAATGTCTCCTTTCTATATTCAAACAGTTCCATGATCTCCTTCTCAATAAAAGGCACCTTGATGATCTGATAGTTTTTGTTACAATTATCGGGATGTAAACACACCAAGCACAATCCGACAACTTTCATTCCGTATTTTTCTTCTATGATTGCTTTGTAAGTGTTGAGCTGTAAAGTATAATGCCAGAAATTCGTGTCAGGCATATGCTTAATACAAGGTGTTGTCGCAGTGGTTCCGTACATGTTTTCACATACAATTTCTTTACAGCGTTTCCAATCATAAATAAGGAGCGTGCCGTCGGGGTTGACATAGACCATATCAACAGATCCGGCAATTTTGATATCTTCATTGTAAATGGTCCATTCGGTTCGGTAAGGATTGAGCTCCGGGTTTTCTTTCAAAAAGTTCTGAAAGTATTGGTATTCAATGCTTTCATTATGAACCTCCATTTGATTGTAGTAGCACTCAATGTCATAATGCATGTTTGTGCCGGAGCCGGCGGCACTATCGCGATTGGCGTCCCACATGGCTTTGATTTCAAGGGCGGTCATCATGTAGTATTTGTATGTGGGATCTTCCTTGTGTTTGCGACCGGAAATGATATTGTTGATGATTTTATTAGCGTCAAATTTGGGAAAGTGGCCGTGATTCCACGTGGTCACGGAAGTGAATGTGCGATCGCCGTTGATAATATAAGTGTGGGTGTCTTCTTCAAACTGAATAGCGGCATCACGAGGATGAGCGTTCTTGATAGCGAGATAGGTAGGTTTAACTTCGGTCATTTTATGGTTTATTGTATTTTTATTTTCAGATTGTTTTTCAAAGATCTGTTCAATTTTTTGCGAACAAACAAAGAACCAAAATATATATAGAAATATGTTTCAAATATATAATATCTCTATCTGATCTAAAAATGAATCACAATCAGAATCAAAAAGCAAAAATAAATTATGTGGAGATTTTTAAAAGCATTTGGAAATGTGTTATAATAGTTTTCTTTTTTACAAAAAACTCAACGGTAAACATCGCACATACAATCAAAAGAAAAATAGACAATTATTTTAATCCGCCAATAATTAAACCTGTTTATAAATCCGAACCCGAATATGAAACCGTTTACAAAAAAGAACTCGCGTTCTTCAAAACCGATCCGATAGAGAAAGCCAATTCCAATATAGAAAAAGATCTATATGATTATGACAAACGCAAAACAATATTTGCGGATTCGGCAAATGAAGTAGAAAAACGTTGGAAATCACGAATCTTAATTGAACATACATATCGTGGAAACGTAATAATGTATTATGATTCGTATAGGATGGCATTTGCCTATTATAGTGATGAGCAAGTAGTTCCTCACAAGGCTTTGTATCATGCTGCTATCAAATATGTTGTGAGATACAGATGTCGCGATTTTTTCATAGACATGGATGTATTCCCAGATAATCCCATGATAGAGGTTTTGAAGAAGGAGGATGAGATTCTAAAAACGAAATCCAAGCCAACTTATAATCCGGAAGG